TACTACACGTATATTCCCGAAATTTGCTCATATTAAAAAAATTAGAACTACACTTTAACTTCTTAGCGCGAGTAATAATATAATGCAAATCAAAACCAAATATATTCCAGCCAGTTATTATATCAATGTCCATTTTTTTTACATAAACACTAAATGCTTCTAACATTTCACGTTCACTTGGATAACTCAGTATATTACAACCTTCTAAATCATTGTCTGTTTTTTTATAACAGAAACAGGTCTTATCATAGGGTACATCTTTACCGAATGTACAAAGAGATACAGCGATCTGAAAACAACAGTCCCCATCTATATTTGCATCAGGGAACTTACCAGTGGAACTATTACATTCAATATCGAGGGAAGATACAACGAACGGTGCCGTTTCGGGGTTATCAACCGGTTTTAATTTTTCCCAATTCGGACAGAATTTATCAATGTCAACGTTTGCAATATTATTGTCTTCACAATCATCACCCGAGTCCAACCAACCAGTAGACTGTATACCACTCAAGTGCATTAATCTCAGGACGGGATCTAAATTAGACTCGAATACCTTTAGTTTCGTAATTTCACCAGGTAAAGTTTTCTTAATTTTATACGAAGTAGTTCTACGTTCAGATAAAGTTTGGAATATAATTTTCATGAAACTAAACTCCTGATTGTTTTGAAACCCCCACACATCCTTTGACATGACTATATCATATTCGATATTAAAGTCAGGACATAGTTTACATATTTTATCGTGCCATATAGAAGCCCACGATTTCGAATCTTGACGCGGGAGTTTAACGTAAAAGTAAGGTTTAAATTCAGTAGTAAGACAGACGGATTTACCATCCCGCGTTTTACCAAATATACTTACCAAGTGCTTATTATCATCTTGGTCATCATTTGCTTCCCATGTAAGAGCTTGAAAAACAACCATATTTCTTAATACGTTATAGCTCAATTTTTTTAATATACTATATTAATAAATATGTCAGCTGCTTTGATTGACCTCGTATCGGTCGGTGCCCAAGATGTCTATATCACAGGCGACCCCCAAGTTTCTTTTTTCAGACAAAACTATAAACGTCACACTAATTTTTCTATTAAACCAGAACGTCTCGATTACATCGGTACATTCAAATCGAGTAATGAAGTTTCTATCCCAATTCGATCCAAGGGTGATCTTTTAAGTTACATCTGGATTGAAAATGCTAATATCAACAGTAACAATAGCAACGATTCGCTTTTTAAATCCGAGAATGCAACATCCGATGATACTTCTCCAACCGAATTCTCTTTGTGGATCGGTGGTCAGGAAGTTACAAAACTGGATTCACTTTTCATTAATACCGTACACAATACGTTATACAATGAATCACAAGCGAAGGCGACGTGTGCCGTAACTACTCAAGATACAGGTGATAATGCATCTACAGGGAGTTACGTGATTCCATTCTTTTTTAGCGAAGACTGGACTAAATCGCTACCACTTGTCGGTCTTCAATATCATGAAGTTGAAATTCGAATTAAGTGCAGAAATGGAACTTTTTCTCCATCGTCACCCCCAAAAGTGTACGGTTCCTACATATTCCTCGATACCGATGAACGAGAATTCTTTTCCCAACAGGAACACGAAATTCTTATCACACAAACACAGTTTCAACCAATGACCGATACGGACAAATCCATAGATCTTACATACTTCAATCACCCAGTAAAAGCCGTTCACATAGCAGCTGGTCTCATAAACAATACCGCGTATAGTTTCCCATCCGCGTCCATGTTTATTAACGGAACACCACTTTTCGAAAATATGTCAGGCGAGTACCATAGAAATGTCGTTCCATCGAGACACTGCTCTATACTCAATAGTACAATCGACTCCGAACAAATATACACATGGCCAATGTGTCTCACCATGAATAAGTCTCAACCAACAGGAAGCTTAAACTTTTCGCGTATTGATAATGCTAAAATAACAATTAGTGGTTCAATTACAGCTACTAATGTTGCCATGGTTAGAGCGTATGCGGTCAACTATAACATTCTCAGGATTAAGAATGGTATGGGTGGTGTCGCATTCGGTAATTAAAATGAAAATAAAATTTTATAAAGTACCCGTCGAACCAAAACCGCGATTAGCACGCATGGTTGGTTTTAATTCACTCACTTCTTGTACAAAAGGTGTCATACACTTTTCTAAAATTAATTGAGCAATTCTTTCACCTTGTTTAATTTCGTAAGGAATAGTCCCGAGATTAAATAAGTTAACTTTCAATTCACCAGTATAATCAGGGTCAATGACACCTGCACCAACGTGAATTCCATATTTTACAGATAAACCAGATCGTGGTGCAATTCGTCCATAACACCCGGACGGTACAGTTGCACACACACCCGTACTAATAATTTCTCGAGAACTTGGCTGTATGACCATATCGTGTAAACTATACAAATCATAACCAACTGAACCAGGGGATGCACGCGTCGGTAAAATAGCGTCAAGAGTTAAACGTTTAATTTGGAGGGTTGTTTCAGACATTTTTTTTATTTATTTATAAACCGATTTCTTTATTACAATTAAAAGTGATAAAATACATAACATTAAAAATATTTCACTAACTGTTACGTTTCTTTCTATATAAGGTATTTTAAACGCTTTGTAATTTTTAACGTGACACAATGTTTTTTCACCTCTACTCATAATAAATGGAGACACAAATTTAACTATAGATGGACAGGTGGTACCCGAATCATCTCTAGTAATACCATTTTCTCCACTCATAATAACGTCTTCATCTGTCCAAAATGAACTTTTTTTATCGACCCGTTTTTTTAAATTTTTAATATTATTTGTATCAATATCCACATATGTTCTAAATTTATGATTCAATATTTTTTGTGCTCCTTCACGTGTTATAAAATAAGCCGCAGCAGACCCCGTAAATATATTAGGTCTCGTCCATTTATTTGAACATAAACCGTCGCAATGTAAAAGTAACATATCCCAATCTCGGTTATTAAGTTTATCCCGTAAGTACATGACATTATCAAAAAGTGGGTACGCATCGTCCTCGAGTATTAACGCAACTTCATTCGTATCGTTATCTAAAAAATATTGAAAGGCTTTTAAATGACTCGACGTTGCTCCGATAACCGAATCAGGCATGGAATTTTTATAAAATGAATGAAAGTGTTTGTCGTATATACTTTTCGATACATCTTTTCTATAATTACCAGATATACGTACTGGATATATACCAACATCGTTTAATTTTTTCTCTTGAGCTGCATAACGCTTCTTTTGCTCGTCCAAATTTATAACGTATGTATTGAATTCCATATACCTTAGATATACATTATAATTTAGATTTCATTGCAGCAAAAATAATCCACGCAATAACAACGTCCACTGAATAATGTTCTCTAGACGCAATAGAAAATAGGGATGTAACCGCCGGCCAAACTGGCCATAAAGGTGATCCTATGTGATATGACGACACTATATTAAAAGCACTGTGCCCGGAAAATATATAATCGTTACAAAAACCAAAAGGGGGTTTTAATTCACATTTTTTAGATGAAGGAATGGTCGTAACATAATTACTCAATGCTCTAAATGAAAACATAAGAATTAACATCGATAAATAATTACCCTTTTTAGTTCGTGTCCATGAATTCCAAGAAAAAAGAACAAATAAAAAAGGAACGATCAATATATAATCACCTAATTTATCATACTTTTCTAAATTTGGTAACGCGTCAAACCCGACATCATAAACATTTTCACCTTCCTTAATATTTCTTTTGTACGAAGCGTGATAACCTATTATTATATTAAGTATAAGAGAAACTAAAAGTATAATAAATAATTGCATATTTTATAGTAGGCTGAGAAATATATTTAAAAGTAACATTTCATACTAAAATAGATCATGAGTTTGAAAATTATTATGGGAAATATGTTTTCGGGGAAAACAACCGAACTTATACGACGTTTAAAAAGGTACAAAGTTATAGGAAAACGTATTCTCGTATTAAATTCAAGTCTCGACACGAGATCAAGTGACGAAGTTTTAAAAACACACGATAATTCAAAATTCGAATGTTTAAAAGTTAGTAATCTAGAAGACGTAGATTACAGTAAAGTTGACATTGTCGCGGTAGACGAAGCACAGTTCTTTTCGGATCTAAAACCATTCGTTGAAAAGGTACTCATGGACAATAAAACTATACTCTTAGCAGGTTTAGACGGTGATTATAAACAGGAAAAATTTGGCGAAATTATAGATTGTATCCCACTCGCCGATAAAGTTTTCAAAATAACAGCTATGTGTATGGAATGTATGGATGGAACCCATGGACCATTTACAAAACGTATAGTCGATTACGAAGGTAAAAATTTAATAGGGGGTAAGGAAATGTATAAAGCCGTGTGTAGAAAACACCTTTAAAATTTAGTATATAATAACAAATGCACTTGAAAGAATTAAAAAATCATGTGCATGTGTTACAGGAAGAATTTGAAAAAATACCTAATACATTCATACGCGATGAACCTAGGTGGGAAGGATCGTGGGAAGGGTCAAAACATTTACAGGAAGTTGTTTCTTTATACACAAAAGGGCACCACGGTTGGTTGAAAGGTGGACAAGATCACGTTTTTGATAAATGGATTAGTTGGCCACTTATTTGGGACGGTAATCCTGTACCAGGTAACTGCGCAGTGTGTCCCAAAACATTCGCTATACTTTCACAAATAAAGGGAATACACATCGCGGGATTTTCACTCATGAAAGGTGGTGTTGTTTTAAAAGAACACGTCGACAATGTAGGTGAAAAGTATATATTCACGTACCATTTAGGAATAAAGTGTCCCGAAAAGTGTATATTACACCATTCAGAAATGGGGGATATAACAGAAGAAAATGGAAAACATATTATTATGAATGCTCGTAAAAAACACTGGGCAGAAAATCAGTCAGACGAAGATAGAATTATTTTATACATGGAAATATATTCTTAATATATTATAAAACAATGAATAAAGATCCTAGATTAACCGATACACAAAAAGTTTTATTTGCACTACCAACACTAACTCTTATATTTCTCATATTACTCATACTATTAAACAAAAAAATCAGGCGCAGTCCAGGTGTATATATATCACTTGCATTATCAGCTATTCATTTATATCATCACTACACCCTCGCTAGATTACAAAATAAAGTATAAATGTATATAATAAAATATGTTTATGATCGAAGAACCTTATGGAATATCAGAGTTTCAGGCTTGGTTAATATCAATTACGTTAGGAATGGTATTAATAAGAAGAAAACTTCGCGGGGAAAAATATATTAAGTAATATAAATGAAGGTTCGTTTACAAAAAAGCCCACTTTTTAATAAAAAGTATAGAGTTACTTTTGAAAATGGGAGAGTCGTTGATTTTGGTGCAAAAGGGTATTCGGATTATACAAAACACGGTAACCCTTTACGTATGCGTTCATATGTAACTCGACACGGTGGTTACGTTCCTCATATGGTTCAGAAACAGACAGATCCTAAACTCGTTCATTTAAATATGCTCGACGTTGTTAAAAGCGATAAAGAAAACTGGAGTAAAACAGGTTTTTATACCGCGGGGTTTTGGTCTCGTTGGCTCTTATGGAGTCACCCAGAGTTAGAAGGTGCCAAAAAAATAATAACAAAAAAATACGGTTTATCTTTCAAATAAATACGTGATTTTTAAGTTTGAAATATATAATCAAACATCAAAATCACTCTTCTTTGTCTTCATCTTTTTTAGCAAATCGTTTTTTCGTATCCATGCTTATTAAATATGAAGTAAAACACCACGAAATACACGAGAGTAATAAACCCGTCCAAATGGGAGGTGGTTTAAAAGGGAAACTAAAAAGTTTCATGGATATCATGAAACAACATAAACAACTGAAAATTCTTTGTATGAGTGTAATATTATCGTACGTTTCCGACATTTATAATGTATTTAGAAAAAATTATCAGTTCTGTATAGTTTAGCCTGGAAAGAACCAGTTTGTCCTAAAACTGACACGGACTCGTTACCGTATATTTCCTGGCACCCAATATCATCCATACAATCTCTATTATCTATGGTTATAGGAAGTGAATATACCTGATCACCTGGGGTTGTTGTATAATAATTGTACCTATCGCGTCTACCTCGAACTTCTTTTCCGTATATAGGTAAAGTTTCTTCATTTTCACCGACAAGAACACCCATTTGTTGAATATGACCAGGTTTATATTCTTTGATTGGTGGACTTCTGTATTCTTTTTCCATTGGTATTTCTACTGGGACTTGAATTGGTACATGAACTGGTACTTTTTTACTCACAATAATTGGATTACGCATTTGATAAATTATAATAACTGCAAGTATAATTAATGCAAAACCCAAGAGTTTCTGTTTTGTCTTAATCTTCATTTGTATATACAAATATTATTTCTTACCGAGTAAGGGTTTAAGTGGGGTGAGATCTATTCTTTGTAATTTAAATTGAACAACTAACCAAAGAAAAAATAAACCACTTTTTAATAAATTGTTGGAATCTGTATCATCCATTACATATATTGGACCCATAACTTTACCAAAAAATGTATTATCTTTTTCTTCACCAGTTATCGCCATTTCGAGTTGTGTTAAGGCACATGTATCATCATTAACTGACCAATGAAAAAATATAAATGGTACCAGAAGTGAGTAAAATTCTAAGTTTTGTTTATTATTGGTAAATGGTATCACGAGCATCGTAACAAAAAAAACCAAGTGAACAAAAAATATAATGTTCATATCTATTAGTATGAACGAAGAAAAGAAACTTCCTAAAATATGGCACGTACAACAGGAGAAAATATTAAAGGCCTGGGGCGAAGCTGCTGCGTGTTATAGGTATATGCACTACCAAGCGTATTGTTCATATAAAAATTTAAGTATGAAATTTACTATACCACTCATAATTGTAAGTACAGTTACCGGTACTGCTAACTTTGCACAGGAAACATTTCCACCTTCCGTGCAACCATTTGTACCTTCGGCTATTGGTGGTTTAAATTTAATCACCGCCATTGCGACGACGATCATGCAATTTCTTAAAATTAACGAACTTATGGAAGGTCACCGCGTTGCCTCTGTGCAATACGGTAAAATTTCACGAACAATACGTCTTGAACTTACACTCCCACTTACCGAACGAACACTAAGTGGTACAAATATGATTGAAAATATGCGTGCCGAATATGATAGACTTATTGAACAATCACCGAACGTACCCAAACAAATGATAGATGCATTTGAACGTGAGTTTCCAGATGATAATGCATTCTTCAAACCAGAAATTATGCATATTCAACCAATTATACCATTCAAAGCGATACAAGAAAATAAAGTTATAACCAAACTAAAAGATGCGTTTACTGGTGTAGCAAAACGCGAATTAAAAGAGGAACTTGAAAGTATCCGAGGTAATGTCAAATCGGCTAAGAAAACTATAAAGTCAGATATCGAAGGGAAACAACAACGTATTAATGAAATTTCAGATTTAAAAGGTAAAGGTCTCGTAAGTTTGAAAGGTGATTTAATGAATGAATTACGTCGTCGAACGGAGTTAATGGAAGTTGTCACGGAAACACCGGCGGCTGAAGATAGTGATGAAGATGATAAAGAATTAAAAACGGAATCAGATAAACGTAAATCTATATTAGAAAAAATAATCATAGAATCACCGAAAGACGATTTGAAAGATAAGCAACCATAACAAAAAGTGCTAAGTTAAAGAATCCAATACACATAACGTAAGGAAATAACTTCCTTTTGATAGGATCTATAACACGCTTTTGAAGTGCGTCATTATTCAAAACTAAATCTAGAGCTTGATTAGTAAGGTCGTCATCATCAGACATATGGATTCCTTTGTTATTATAAAAAAACAAAAAAAAAGTTACGAATTATCACTACGCGATAATGAAATAAATAATTTAAAACGGTGTTTAGATGAAGGTAAAAATGTTTTTTTATGTGGGACAGCTGGATGTGGTAAAACGTTTATCCTGAAAAATGTTTTGGATGAAACTAATAGTGTAGAAATATGGGATGAACCCATGCGTAAAAAAGATATATATTTAGACACGATCAAAAAATCAAATATGTACGCATATATAGAAGATTACGATTCAGACTTACATACGTATAAACATATTGTAGAATCGGTTTCCGATGGTAATACTGTTACAAATAAACAATTAATAGTTACATCAAGGAATGTTTATTTCATGGAAAACTTTACAACTCTAATTATACAGAGATTAAAACCGGAAAAAATAGCTACTCTTAAACCAAAACATATTAATACTTTATTAGCTGCACATAAATGTAAAGGTAATATTCACAACTATTTTCACTATTTAGACTATACAGGTGAAAAAGATATTTTTAAAACACCAAAAGAAATTGTTACAGGTATTTTATGTAATTCTAGTGATATAGATATATCAGACTCTATTCACGAACATGGTCATATTTGGTCGATCATAGAAGAAAACTATCCAGATGCAATATTAGAAAATTATGATAAAATAACAAACTCTTTAACAAATGCAGATCTTTTAGATACAGAAATATATCACGGAGATTGGGATATAATGCCTTATTTTGTATTACACGCTATAAAAATACCAAAACATTATTTCGTTAAACAAATTGACCCAGAAAGTGTACGACCCGGTAGATTCTGGACTAAATACGGAAATCAAAAAATGAGACAGCAAAAGATTAGAGGTATACAAGTTAGATCACCCATAGGATTGGGACAGGGTGAATTTATGCTTTTACGAGAATATGCAAAAAAAGGTAATGTTTCACATTTTAAAAAATATAATTTAACACCCCAAGACTTTGATGTAATGAATCATTTAGCGATACAAAATAAACTTAAACAACGTGAAGTTACAAAAATAAAAAAGTTGATTAAAGAAGAAATAGAAAGTTAAACTAATAATGATGTCTACTACCACTAACACGGATGAGGAGGAGGATTTTAAAATCACACGTGTTATTGGTAATGAAATATTATACTACGGTGAAATCACGAACGAGGATATTCTCGAATTTATAGAAGAGTTTAAGAAACTCGAAATTAAACTTCTTAAACAAAAGGCGGAACTTATGGGGTACGAACCCGTTATTCGAATACATATATGTAGTGGAGGTGGTGACTTATTCGCGGGTCTGAGTGCAATGAACATTATCGAAAAATCACGCGTTAAAGTTGTCACGATCGCGCAGGGTGAGTGCTGCTCGGCAGCAACATTCCTCCTTTTGGGTGGACATGAACGTCTCATCGGTAAGAACGCACACGTTCTCATCCACCAAATATCCACGGGTGGATTTTGGGGGAAATACGAAGAAGTTAAGGATGAAATGAAAATGTGTGATAAACTCATGAACATGGTTAAGAAAACGTATACAGAAAAAACGAATATTCCCGATAAACAACTTAAGAAACTTATGAAACGCGATGTTTACCTCGACCCTAACGAGTGTATCAAATACGACGTCGTTCGCGGTCTTGATTAATATCTATGTGGCGTTTATAAAGACCAATTATGGTCGCAATTATTAGAAACAAACAAAGTGTATTCGCGTTTAGCGGTATAACTGTATTTTCTGGAGGTTTGAGTCGTTCCATTCGGCTATAGTCGACGACGGGTATTTTATCCGCCATACTCTACTATACCTGAATAAAAATTTTAATCATAAAAAACACAGTTAGAGATTTTTTTATAGTATTATTTAAATGAAAAGAGTTGCTATTGATATCGACGAAGTTCTCGTCTCGTTCGTTAAACCTATGGCAAAGTTCCGTGGTTACAAAATGCCGACCACCCAAAAGTACCCGTACGTCTATAAAGATATGTTTAACATTACCGAACCCCAATCGCGTAACATGGTCCATGATTTTTACGAATCCGAGGCGTTCGCGAAACTTAGACCTATCCCGGGTGTATGTAAACAAATGGGGCATTTACGAAAACATGCCGATACCATGTATATCGTCACGGGTCGCCAAAGTTACGCGCGTGACCAAACCGAGAAATGGCTCGAATACTGGTTCCCCAATACATTCGATGATCTTATAATGACCAATAGTTATACGGACCACGAAATTGAGAAACACGAAATCTGTCGAAGTCTTGCCTTAGATTCGATCATTGACGACAGTTTCGACGTGTGTACCAAATGTAACCGTATCGGTATCGACGCGTATAATATCGTCGGGTACGGTAAAATACGGTACCCGTGGGCCATTGAATCGAGTATGCAGAGAGCTTGGGGTTAGAAAAATATTCATATTATTTACTACCCCACGCAATTTCAGCAACACCGTGGTTTATTGTACCAGACGCCCCCACTTGACCCGCCGAACCACCGGCTCGTAAAACCTTAACGTTTTTGTATTTACAATTATTAACACTATCACTTCTTTGTGTTGTATCCGCATACGCCGACGTGGAACCGCGTTCATTACCCGATAACACCGTACTCCCGTCTCGACCCGCAAAACCGGAACCACCACCACCAGCACCGTGATGACCACTTAGACCACCGCCACCACCACCGCCATACCAACCGCCACCACCACCGGCGCCACCCCATCCAGTTCCAGTAATAGAACCTGTACCACCTTCGTACTGTGTACCCGCTTCACCGTTACGTGAGCTACCTTCACCAGCAGAACCACCGGTAGTTTGTGTACCACCACCACCTTGTGGATTAGTACCACCCAATGCTATTAAACCACCACCGTTAAAACCCGGATTTTTAGAAGAATCGCTATTATTATAAGAACCACCACCACCACCGCCAGCAGTTGCTATTTCAGTACTTCCTATTCTAATAGCTGTTCGTCCACCACCACGACCACCTGAAGCGCCACCATCAATACCCGAACCACCACCACCGCCGTACGTTTTCGATGTATTTACGTCACTATCACCACCTTGACCCACTATGAGTGTGAGTGACGTTGTACCTGAAGGTAATTCTATTTCCGCTTCCGTATAACCACCGGTACCACCTATAGCATCATTATATGAATCGTACCCATGTCCACCACCCGCACCTTTTAATACGACTTTAACATGAGTTGCACCACTTGGTACGCTTATGGTTTGATCACTACCCGTGTACGAATATGTTATAAAATTTGTGAAAACGAATAAAAACGATTTCGCATAGTTCCAAAACTTAAGGTTCTTAATCAAACCGTTATAATCTTCGCCAATTTTTATCATCTTCGCACCCGACGCGATCGTCGGGGTTGTTTGTGATATTAAATCACCGTTCACGTATAAATTACTCGTCGTCCCGTCAAAGTTTGTTGCTATAGTATATTCACCCGAAACCGTCGAGTTTGCGACCAGTGCGTGTGTACCATACGTAAGTATGATACCACTATTCGAATCCGCCACGTTTATAGATGACGCACCACCCATACCGGAATGGTGTTGACAA